CACGTCAGGAGATGTTGGTCGTACTGCTTGCTCTTGGCTTTTACCTACTGCTGGAAAATGGTATTGGGAAGTTGTTGTAGACGATGCTGGCGTGACACCATCTATGGGGTGGAGGTCAATTAAAGACCTAACCTACAAACTAAACGTGAACAGCGATTTTTTGTTTACCTACTTTTCCGGTGTTTCTGGAGTAAACGAGCTTAACTATTATGGTAGCGACCAAACTAACGGTACTTCGGCTTACGGTAATGCCACAGCTTCAGGATTCACTCCATTTGTTGACGGAGACGTTATTGGCATAGCTTATGACGCCGACAATAATCTTTGTTGGGCACATGCAAACGGCACTTGGGTGGATGGTGACGGAACCGATCCCTCTGCCACCGTTCTTGCTGAGATTGAAGCGGGAACTTCTGGAAGCGAGGCTTTCAATGCATCGGTTGGTAGTGTTGGTCGTGACGATATTGTCTTTGAAGCGGCGTCTCGTTCTGTCTCTAACCCATGGGGATACACAGTAAGGTTTGAGGAAGCGGAGTGGGGATATTCAGCACCATCTGGCTTCTCTGCACTCAACTCTGCCAACCTCTACGCCAACGCTGCCCCAGCCATCGAAGACGGCACGGCGTATTTTCAGGCAACGGCTTATACTGGTAACGGTTCTGATGGTCATGAGATTAACCAATCTAACAATAGCACATTTAAGCCAAGTTTTACTTGGTTTAAAAATAGAGATGTTGCAGACAGTCATGCTTTGTATGACTTGGTTAGAGGAATTACAAAAAGAGTTTATTCAAACAGTGATGCCGCAGAAAGTACGACAAACCATGTTGCTAGTTTTGATGCAGACGGGTTTACCGTTAATGCAGATACCCAAGTAAACGGTTCAGGCAATGGAATGATTGCGTGGCAATGGAACGGCGACGGCACCAGCGGTAGTACTAATTCTGACGGCAGCATAACCTCTACTGTCAACGTCAACGATACTGCTGGATTCAGTATTGGAACCTACACAGGTACAGGTAGCACAGCTACCGTGGGTCACGGATTATCAGTAGCTCCTGACCTAATTATAGTTAAGAAGCTAAATACTGTTGTGTTCTGGGCTGTTTATCATTCTAGCAATACCGCTGCTCCAGAAACTGAGTTTCTAAAGTTAAACGCTACAGATGCGACGGCTGATAATAACCTTTACTGGAACGATACAGCACCAACATCGACAGTCTTCACTGTTGGTTCCGAAAGTGCGGTTAATACATCGGGCGGTGAGTATGTTTTCTACTGCTGGCGCAGCATACCGGGGTATTCGGCTTTTGGAAGCTACGAGGGCAATTCTTCGAGCGATGGGGTTTTGATTATGCTGGATTTCAAACCGGCTTTTGTGATGGCTAAGTGCATAGACACAGCGGGAACGCAATGGGTTATGCACGATAATGCAAGAGACCCCGACAATGTCGTGTCAGGGCGTCTATTCGCAGATGCGGCCAGCACAGAGTCGAATAATACTTGGGTTGACTTCGGCTCTAACTTCTTCAAGTGGCGTTTATCTTCACAAGACAGCAACAATTCAACCAACGGCACATACATCTATGCAGCATTTGCCGAACACCCATTTGCCGGGTCCAGCCCTGCTACTGCACGATAGGAGATAAAAATGTTTGTATTAAATAATACAAGACAACTAAGGCCTGGAAAGGCTTGGATGGATGATAATGGTGTGCAACATCCAAGTAACTGGGCAAGTTCGTGGTCGGCTGACGAAATGGCGGCTCGCGGTATTAAAGAGGTAACTGTACAAGCTAGACCTGATAATAAGTTTTATTATGTAAGTGGTCCGGCTTTAGATGGTTCTTGGAGTTCTACGCCTAAAAACTTAGAGGATGTTAATGAAGTTGACGGTGATGGTAATCCAAGACTTGATGTTGATGGTAATCAACTTGTATCTAAAGGTCTTAAATCACAGTGGATTGATAAAACAAAACAAGCAGCTAACAGTCTTTTGGCCCCCACTGATTGGCAGGTAATTGCTAAAGCAGAGCGTGACCGTGCCATTGATTCAAATGTCTCTACCTATAGGGCGGCTGTCATCACTAAATGTGCTGCTATTGAAACAGCAATAACCGACGCTGCTGATCTTGATGCGTTCAAAGCGTTGTTTGATGCACCAGTAGACAGCGACGGTATACCTACGGGCAACGCACCAATGTATGATTGGCCTGTAATGAGTGAGTAAAGGGCCGAGTAAATGGCTTTTAGCAAGTTACAATTCAAACCCGGAGTAAATACCGAAGTCACGTCTTACACCAACGAAGGCGGCTGGACTAATTGTGACAAAGTCCGGTTTAGGTTTGGGTTTCCTGAGAAACTTGGGGGTTGGGTAAAATATTCCTTAAACACCTTTGAGGGTATATGCCGCTCTTTACACGCCTGGGTTACCTCAGATGGTTCTAAGCTCATGGGCGTGGGCACTCATTTAAAGTTTTACGTTGAAGAGGGCACCGGGTTTAACGACATTACCCCGTTGCGTAACACAACCACGGGGTCAGCGACCTTCGCAGCCACTGACGGGTCTACCACCCTAACTGTTACAGACTCAAGCCACGGCGCAATAGTCGGGGATTATGTTACTTTTAGCGACGCTGCCTCTCTTGGCGGCAACATTACAGCAGCTATCTTAAATATAGAATATAAGGTAGTTACCGTTCCTACGAGCAATACGTTTACAATAACAGCTTCTGTGGCGGCTAACTCTTCTGATACGGGTAATGGCGGGGGCTCTACTGTTGCAGCTTACCAGTTAAACACAGGTATTAACTCGGTGGTCCCTGGAAACGGGTGGGGCGCAGGCACTTGGGGACGTGGTACGTGGGGCTCTGCCGCGACGGAAGTGACAGGCGGCGGTACTTTGCGGCTGTGGAGCCAAGACAATTTTAATGACGACTTGATCTTTAACCTTCGAGACGATGCAATATATTACTGGGACCAATCTGCTGGTTACGCGAACAGGGCTGTGAACCTTACGACGTTATCTACGACGGCACCCTCCGTAGCACGTCAGATAATGGTCTCAGACAGAGACAAACACGTCATTGCTTTCGGGTGTAATCCCGCAGACACCTCCACGCAAAGTAAACTAATTATCCGTTTTTCTAGCAGAAACAGCGCTACGGATTGGTCTGAGACGGGGACTAGTTCAGGAGGCACTTTGTTTATTGGTTCTGGCTCTGAGATTGTGCGGGCCATAGAGACAAGACGTGAAATTGTTGTTTTAACAGATAGCTCTGTCTACTCCATGCAGTACATAGGTGACCCGCTTGTTTTTGGTATAAACCAGATATCTGTAGGCACGAGCGTAGTTGGACCCAACGCTGTAGCGGCAGTTAACGACCTCGTGTATTGGATGGGAGAAAACAGGTTCTACGTCTACGATGGTCAGGTAAACATCTTACCTTGTACCGTTAGAGATACGGTATTTAGCGACTTTAACTTAACGCAGGGTGAGAAGGCTTTTGCAGCGGTAAATTCTGAGTTTGGTGAGATAACGTGGTATTATACGTCAGCGTCCTCTAGCACCAACGATAAGTATGTTACCTACAACTTCTTTGAAAAAGTGTGGTACTTTGGGACTATAGCGAGGACGGCTTGGTTAGACCGGGGCATCAAACCTTACGCTGTGGGCGCAGGTACGACAGGCTACCTCTATAACCACGAAAACGGGCTTGACGACGACGGCAGCGCCATGACCGCTTTTATTGAATCTAGCCCCGTAGACATACAAGATGGTGAGTCCTACAGCTTTATCCGCAGGCTTATCCCAGACATAAGCTTTTTAGACTCCGCAAGTGGTGCAACCAAGGAGGTCACCTTCACTCTTAAAGCGGAAGACTTCCCAGGTACGGGGTATACGCGCACAAGCGCCTCTACCGTAAACAGCACGGCGACGCAAAATCATGTGCGCTTGAGAGGCCGCGCCGTTGGGCTTCGTGTGGAGTCCACCGAGGCAAATATGACGTGGCGGCTTGGCTCACCGCGCATTGAAATACAACCGGATGGCAAGCGATGAGTAGCCGAGAACTCGTCCCACCCTCATTTGCGATACCGCCGGAAGTATACAACCAGCAGTATTTCTCAGACCTAGTAAGAGCCTTTTCTCTTTACGTCTTGCAGCAACAACAACCCGGAGAGGGCCGTAATACGTTTACCGTATTTACGGAACTGCAAAGTAATGACGCTGGTTTAGAGACAGGGGCAATCTTTGAAGTGGACGGCTTTGTTAAGATAACGAGGGCCTTTAACCCGCACCCCGAAGGATCTGCCGCAACAGGGTCTGTTGGGACGGTTACGGTGGTGCTGCCGTGACTATCATTACCACCCCGGATGGAAGAGAATGGTATCCTTCTACGAGTCAGGATAAGATTAACTGCACCTCTTGTGGTAATGTTGTAGATACACCAGAAGAAATTGCGTCTTTTCCTGATGGAAAATGCCCTGTTTGTGGTAATAATTGGACTGGAACCGAAACGCGCAGTACAGTAATATCAGTTACTATGCCGCAAGCTCTTAGCGGTGAAACGTGAGAAAAATATGTCGGCAAATGTAGCGTATAAACCACACGGTCTTGATAGTCTTCTTCTTGAAGAAGACGACATTCGCTCCTACGAAGAGTCCAAGGGCGACGCAGGGGGGATCGCGGACCTTGGACCAATACGCGAACGCATGGAAAAAGCGGGCCGCTATGGTGACGACAGGGTAGCGCACGTACAGACCGGCGAACTGGTCGTACCCAAGCCGCTGATTGACAAGTTTCCAGAACTAAAAGCTTCTATCTTTGAGCATCTACGCGAGATGGGCGTAGAAGATCCCGAACGGTATATGGTGGGTGACGATGAGAACTCCATCAACCCTGAGACGGGCTTGCCTGAGTTTGGTTTCTTCAGCAGCGTTGTTCGCGGTATTAAAAGTGTTGTTAAGAGTGTAGCTAAAGTAGTCAAGAAGGTAGCCCCGACGCTTATTAAAGTTGCGGGGACCGCGCTTCTCCAACCTATAATGGGCCCCATTGCCGCTGCCGCTGTATCTGGTGGTATAGCTAGTCTTGTGGGCGGGGGTAGTTTAAAAGATGCCGCAATATCAGCAGCCCTTGGTGGTGCTACAGGAGCATTAGCGCCTTCTATTGGCAGCGTTGCAGCAATGGGCCTTCAAGGTGGTGCAGAGGCGGCTATTGCGGGCGGTAACTTTGGTGACGTGTTGAAAGGCGCTGGCATAGGTGCCGCAGGTGCCGCAGCGGGTAAGATTTTTGCTCCGACGCTTAAAAACATTTTACCTGAAGGCTTGGGCGGAGAGACTATCAAAGATCCGTTTAAGATGGGAGTTGACGCTTTGTCCTCCGATATTGGACAAACAGGTAAGTTTTTTGGTGCCGTTACAGACCTTGAGTTTCAAAAAGCTTTTCAACCTTCCGTAGACGCTTTTTCTGACTTTGGGAGTCTTGGTGATGTTCTAAAACAGGGTACTCCCGTGGTTGAAACCGTCCCTATGTCCCCGACATTTGGAACCTCTACCGCGATGGCGGCACTTCCGCCCGCCGCGACGGGACAAGTGTCTAGCGACACTATGGGAACAAGTCAATTCTATGGCTTAGACCGGCCCGTGTACCCTGGAACAACTATTCCTGTAGTTGAAGGATATGGCGACCCAAATTTCATGGAAGCAGGGTATCAAGACCTTCTCACTCCACCGGTTGTCGAAGGATATGGTGACCCAGCGTACATGGAAGCAGGGTATCAAGACGTTCCAGGGCCAGAATTATCACCTGACCCGGGTACAGGCTTCGGTGATCAGGCAAAAGATTTTTACGAACAGACTATTCTTGGCGAACTTTCCGACGCAGAAGAAGCGAAAGTTGTAGCGGACGCTACGGTCAGAGCAGAAAGACTATATCCAAAAGACCCCGTTGCTAGACGAACCTACATAGCAAAAGCCCTTAAAGACGCTGAACCCGGATTTATCCGAAAAGCCGCTCCTTTCGCGGCGGCTGGTCTAGGTTTAATGGCAGCAACAGGTGGGTTTGAAGCCCCCGAAATGCAAAAACCAAACATCTTACCCTCTGGCTTTGGACAGCAGGGCATTGATCCCGAGCTAGTTGCGAAGTACAGGTTAAGCGAAGGCTCCTTAAACACCACCCCCACCCGCACATCACCTATCTCAGCTAGGGTAGCTCCTCGGCGGCAGTCCGAAACTTTGAGACGGCG